TTATAGGATGAAGATATGATCTAGCCTTTATAGAAATATAAAGATACCTGTTTTTTAGGAACTCATCAAGTTGTTGGTGTAGCACCAGATAGTAAATTTGTTTTAACGCGAAACAATGATTTAGTTATCCCCCAAGTTGGTGTCGATGGTGATGTAGCTTTATCATTATCTCGCAATCGCACAGGAACATTAACTATTAACCTGCTTGGTGTTTCTGACACTAATCAATATTTATCTTTGTTTGCACGTTCAGCAGATACTACTGGTATCGTATGTTTACCTATTTTGTTAACTGGCGCAACCGGTGCCCCTTCTTTCTCTGGTATTGGTTGGATACAAGGCATTCCAGAGGTCACTTATGGTGAAGAAGCACCTACACTTTCATGGACATTCGGCATTGCAAACGCATTCTGGACAATGAGTGAAACTACTACCGTTCTGGGAACCATTACTGATGTTGTAAATGAAATTGCAGGCACTAACTTCTAAGAACAAAATATTTTAAATTTGTCATAACACAAGATACAAGGATGTATCTTTTCTTTTTAAAAGATTGATTTAATAATGGAATTGTGTTAAAATAAGTTATGACTACAACAGTAATTAATAAAAGTCTAGGAAAGATTTTACGTTATGACAGAGACATTTGATTTTAATGCTTTTAGTGAAAAGTATAAAGACTTAGCAACAAAAAATCCAATTGCTTTTACAGAAGAATATCATAAGCAATATGAACTGTGGGAACTACAACAGAAAAAGAAAAAGCAAGAGGAAGCACAAATAAAACAATCTCCAGCTTCTAAGTTGTTAAATAATATTGTTCAACCAAAAACAGAAATTGTTGTAGGAAATACAACTTTTGTTCATGTCCACTGGTCGCCTACACAGTGTCAAAAGAAACTTCCAAAGATCGGCAAATTCTTTATTGCACCTATGAGCATGGTTATGTCAGGTGAGCAAACAGAAGATAAACGTTTAGATTTAGCATCTTCACTTCCAGCAGCATTAACTTATCTTTTCAACATTCTTGAAGAAGATGATATTATGGATTTATATCGTCACATTCTTGATACAACTTATTATATAGATAAAGAAGATAATGGCTTGTATTTGATTATGGATAATTTTGATGCAGCATTTGCTGATAATGTGTTTGGTGTTTTCAATGTCGTATCGGAGGTATTACGTCTGAACGTAGTTGACCCTTTTATCCGAAGCAACGGTTCACAGAGCCTTCTGAACCTAGCCGGAAACGTCATGCCGTTGACAGAACTGGCAAAATTATAGAATCAATCGAAGTTATTGTTCAATCAGAAGAAAAAGTTCATCCTGTTGTGCAAAGAGCTTTAGATAGAGTTAATAAAACAACAGGTTTAAAATGGTTTGATTTCCTTATCTTTAAATATCTCAAGTTTTATTCAGGTGAATCTATTTATTCATTAAATTTTATGGATGTTGCAACATTCGTTAAAGGTCTTGAATATATGGATATTTCAAATTATATAGAATCTTCTCACTATAAAGCTCTTGAAGAAGATCAGAAGAAATTAAAATAATAACAATAAATAATTATAACAACATTAATGCAATATCTTTCAGGGCAGAGGCTTTAACAAGCCCTGCCTTTTCTTTTATGTGAAATAATAAAGAAAAGGAGACAGTGTGGCTGATAAGAAAATAGCAGCTAGTCTTGTCAACGTGATTAAATTTGACATTGATAGAGCTTCAATGCAACGAGCAATGAAAGCAATCAAAGATGTCAAGAAAGCAATGAGTGATGTTACAGCACCATTCAACGCAGCTAAACGTTATACAAATGAATTGAAAAGGCAAACAGCAGAACTTCAGAAACAAAAAGCCCTAATCAACAGTACAAGATCTACACCACCCCCACCACTTCCTCCTCGTGGCCCTAGGGGGCCGAGAGAAACACCAGAAGAGAGGGAAGCTCGACGAGCAGCCAGATTTGCAGATAGAAGACAAGCAGATCAATTTTTCTTTAGAAGTAAATTTGGGAGGGGTGGTGAACGAAGATTTAACCAAATAGCTCAAGAGTTTTCAGCAGGTGGAATGTCACCTCAGATGTATGCTTCTAAGCTCCGTATTTTACGAAGTGAATTATATGCAAACCAACGTGCTCAACGTGGATTCAATCAATCTATTAGAGACATGCGAAGTGCTTTTATAGCAGCTACAGCAAGCTATACAGCCTTTGCTGGTGTTATGGGGGCTGCTAAGATAGGCCAACAATATGAATCAAGATATGCTGGTATGCTTGTAGGTACAGGTTCAGCAGAAGCAGCACAGAAACAAATCTCTTATTTAGATAAAGAAGTATACAGGCTAGGTTTAGATATACAAGTAGCGTCTCAGGGTTTAGTTCAAATGTCTGTAGCTGCAAAAGATGTTTTAACCCAAGGTCAAATACAAGATTTATTTACAGGACTTGGTGAATTATCAACTGCGGTTAAGTTAGACCCTTTTAGGTATGAGAAAGCTATTATGGCGATCTCACAGATGTTAAATAAAGGTCAATTAATGGCTTAATTCTTAGGTCATGTAAAATCCCTTTAATTGCTGGGAACTCAATGGTTACAGGTAGGATATTACACAGTGATGATGTAACGAACCCTAAAAATCCTTATAACCTATATTGACAATCAGCAGGTAAGCTAGTATAATTAACCTTTTAGTAATTTAAGAGGTTAATATGATAAATGAACTCTGGAAAATTTGTAGTAATTACCCAACTATCGAGGTTAGTAATTTAGGAAATTGTCGTAGAACAAAAGATAAAAATAAAAAGTATCTATATGTATCTAGGCAAGGATATTATGTAACCGAAGTAAAAGTAAAGGGTAAGAGGAAGTTATTAAAACTACACAGGTTGATCGCTGAGGTATTTTTAAACCCTCCAGAAAAAGAACTTGTAGAGGAATGCAGCAAATCTCATTGGGGTGTTGTTTGCGTAAACCACATTGATGGAAACAAACTGAACAACAATGTTTCCAATCTTGAGTGGTGCACCGCAGCAGAAAACAATCGTCACGCTAGTAATAACAATCTTATCCCACCATTGAAAGGTGAGAAGAATGGTAGAGCAAAACTGAAAGAATCACAAGTACATGAAATATGTAGACTTTTCAGGATACAGACATCAAGGCGCAAGATGTAGCTGATATGTTTGATATCTCATTAGCTCAGGTTCAGAAGATAAGGTGTGGGATTGCTTGGAAAGAGGTTTGGAATCAATATTCTATAGAAGTCAATTATCGTACTAGAAACTTCAACGACTAGCCGCGAGGCGTAGGGTGCAAGCTTATGGCACTCGAAACGGGGGACTCCATTTAATATGTGGATGAAGATATAGTCTATTCTATATGGCGACATATAGCTGTTGTCTAATGTTGTGAAACATAAGCAACGGGTTAGGCTTTGCGATCCTAACTGAATGAAAAGGAAGAAGTAAAAAGTCAGTAAACTTTGCTGACGTAAAACTAATCTAATTGCGGGAAACTCTTAAAGCTTGACAATACTAAACTTGCATGGTAACATAGCAAGTGGCTCAAATTAATCACTTGAGGTATAGTAAAAAGTTGTTAAGATATCAATAGACAATCCGCAGCGAAGTTACTTTACCCAAAAGAAATATCAGTATAGAGGGTTATTAATGAAACAAACTCAGTTAGAAAATTATAGTAATTATATTATATATGAAGATGGTAGAATATACTCACTTTTTAAAAATATGTTCTTATCCCCAGTATTAGAAGATAGGATAGGTTACTATAGGGTGTATTTTAAAGGTGATGACGAAGTAAGAAAAACGTTTCTTGTTCATCGTTTAGTTGCCCTTGCTTTTATCCCAAATCCAGAAAACAAACCAGAAGTTAATCATATAGATGGTAATAAACTAAATAACGATGTTTCTAATTTAGAATGGACTACTAAACATGAAAATATGAAACACGCACATCTTTTAAAATTAAGAGATAATAATGGTGTAGGTAATCCAAGAAATCTCTTAACTGAAAAAGAAGTATTAGATATTTATGATAAGTTGCTGGATGGTGCAAGGGTCTCAGATTTAGCAACAAGTTATAATGTTTCAAGACCTACCATTTCGGATATAAAAGCTAAAAGAAATTGGCAAGAGTTGCTTTCAGACCTGCCTAATATCAGACATAATGCAAAACAGGAATCTTTATCTGAAAATACAGTAAGATGGATATGTTCCGAGTTACAACAAGGGACGCGAGTTTGTGACATTTTAAAAAAATCAAGAAACAAAAATATAACAGAAGACCAAATATTTAATATAAAAAGAAAGAAAACCTTTCTGTATATTTCTTGTAATTATTCTTGGTAATTAATAAGTAAAACGTCCAACGGTCAACCGTGATGAGTGTAACGGTGTAGCACTAAAGCTTATGTAGTGCGAAATGGTTAGCCATAGTAATATGGAAGATATGATCTGATCTCATAGGAGACTATGAGCTGTCTTGTAATGTTGTGAAATTGCAAACATGATTGTTTGTCAACGAAGTTGAGTCTATTGTTTTAGACCAAAGAAACATAACAGACGGGTGAGGTGTTGCGAACCTCACTGAACACAAATGTAGGCGAACAATTACCGGGCTCACTTGAAGCCATTAGGAGGGCTGCAAGTGCATTCTTTGGTAAAGATATATCTATATCAGAACTTTTTGACCTAATGAAACAAGGTAAACTGTTAGCAAAAGACATATTACCGTTGTTAGGAAAAGAATTTAGTGCAATGGCACGGACTGGCGGAGCATTAGATGTAGCCTTAAATTCTTTAAATACAACATCACAAAGAATGTCAACGTCTTTTAGAGAATTAGTTAACAGAATATACCAAGGCGGTTTAGCAGAAGCACTGTCAAGTTTATATAAAACATTAGATAAAATGTTTTATTTCTCAGATGGTTCAGGTTTTGGAAAGGTCTTTTTAGGTTTCTTCAAAGAGCTTGAAAATACAATGTGGAACATCTGGGACATTGGGCAAATTTTAGGTTATTATTTTAGACATTCATTTGGAACTAATGTAGATGGTGAATTCCTTGGCAAAATGGTTTACTGGACTGCTTTATTTGGTATTCTAGGTAAAATATCAGGGTTGTTCAAAATCATACTTGGAAATAAGAACTTAAGTGGTTTTAAAGGTCTTGTGGCTGGTATTGGTAAAGTTGGATTGTTTGCAAGTGCAGCAGCATTAGGTAGCACAGGAAGTGATAGTCTCGTAAGCCAAGGTGGAGATATGGCTTTGATGGTAGGATCTATGTTCGGCCCTTGGGGCTTAGCAATAGGTGCTTTTGTTAAAGCAGGAACTCTCGTTTATGAAAATTGGGATACTATCACTAAATGGTGGCAAGATTTAGATATTAAAGGTATGTTTCAGAATTTTATAGAATCTGTTATGAAAACTTTTGGTGTTGATCCAGAGAAGAATAGGAGTATTTTTGCAGGAGCAACAGGATCTATATCTGGAGCCGGTTTTAATGCCGCGTGGGCTAACTCTCTTCCGTTATTTATGCAAAATAAAGACCAAAAAGTTGAAGTTCAAAATAAAGTCTATATAGACGGTAAAGAAATAAAAACTGTGGCAGAGGAAGTTGTAAATACAAGTATGCAAAGACAAACACGGTCTATAATACCTACTGGGTTAAATTCAAATGCAGCTTCAAATAATTAGATAAAATAAACACAAGGATGTGTTTAATGGAGAGTATATTGGCAACAACTTATCAATTTCTCATATCAGGTGTATTTTCTGATAATAAACCTATGTTCTGGAGGGCGATAGATATTGATTACCCTATTATCACAATGGATGTTATACATGATTACACTATTAGTTTAAACAACAAGTTATCCAATTATCCTGTCGAATCAAGATCTAATATATCAGACCACATCTTTAGTGAAAATATAAAAATACAATTCACAGCTTCGATAGGTCATGCTTATCCAGCAGAAATGCAAGTATTAGCAAATAGCGTTATTGATTACAACTACAATAATTCAATTCAAACTAATAAACCTCTGCAAATGTATAATATTATCAAGAAACTCAGAGATGAAAAACTTGAGTTTGATGTTTTAACAGAGCAAGAATTGTTCACAGATATGGTTATTACAGATTTATCTGTTGCAAAGCAGTCTGGAGATGATCAGTTAAATTTCAACATAACTTTAGAAAAAGCAAGAAAAGTTACTATTGGGAAAACTGTTTTAGCTTCCATTAACGCAAGTAATTCTACAGCAAAAGGAAAAGAGATAAAAAACAAAACAGCAACCAAGTCTTCCGAAGGGACAAAGAATTCAGGGAATACAACATCTGCAAACAATAAAGTGCAAAAAGAGGTTAATTTGCATAATACTAAATTAGGTGAAGCTGCTGGAATACCTAAAGATAAGATAGGAGATGTCTACAAGGATGACCCAAGAAATATTTCAACTAATGCTTCACAATAAGGTTGAGTAAATGGCAGATACATACACATTAGAATATATCTTACAAAATTTAGATGAAACTAAACCTTATCAATCTTTTAGAGCAACTTTAGAAGATACAACTTATGAATTGACATTGCAATGGAATGAACGCAACCAATTCTGGACTTGCGCAATTGGTGAAGTAGGTGATGACCCAATTGTTAAATGGAAAATAACTGCTAATTCAGATTCATTGCAGGTGTATGGTTATAATCCAGCCTTGCCTCAAGGTGCTATGTTAGTTTATAGTTTATATACACCAAGAAACAGGGTTGCTATGGATTCTATTGGTGAATCTAAAATGCACTGGTTTACTTATTACTCGAAAACCACAACGTAATAGCAATCTAAACTAATTGATTAAATTAGAATTTTGTGATAAAATAAGTAATACAAAAACAAGAATATTAAACAGGTTTTAGGCAGAATCTCTAATGGCTTTTATCAGAAAATACAAACTTATTATAGGTCTGCCGCTTTCTATTGGTGGAAATTTTGATAAACAAATCAATGACACTAATAGCAATGCTTATGTTTTAACAGACCATCAAATTGAGTTTGAAATTAACAAATCGAACTCAGCAGAGGCTAACAAGGGTTATATCACAATCACTAATGCAAGTGATGACTTTGTTAACTACCTTTCTCAGAATGCCGGAAAAAGTTTAGCATGTATGTTGCAAGCAGGCTATGCAGACCAAGGAATCACTACCTTATTTATGGGCGGTGTTAGTCACTTTGAAGATAATTGGGATAACTCTTTAATCACACGACAAACTAAATTAACATTAGGTGATGGGGAATTAGCTTTAACTACTGCAACAACTGCAAGAGCTTATAGAACAGGAACTAAACTCAATACTATCTTAAACGACTTGCTTGATGATTTATCTTTACCTAGAGGTCGTGTTATTGGATATTCTGATTCAGAAGTGTTAAAGTTTTCCAAATCTTTCAATGGCAGAGCTTCAGATAATCTTAGAAGTTTAGCACAAGCAACAGGAAGAACTTTTACTGTTCAAGACAATGCCGCCTATTTCACCGTTCAAGGAAAAGGATTAAAACAACAAGTTATTGAACTTTCTGAAGAAACAGGCTTGATTGGGATTCCTTCACCTCGTGTTATGTCTGCAAAACAACAGTTTGAGCTTCAAAAGAAATATGATAAAACAAAGAAAGAAGAAATCAAACTTAAATATGCAAATAAAGAAGATATTGGTTTAACAGTTACTTGCTTGTTGAATGGTGCTTTGCATCCAGAACTAACAGTTTATTTAAAATCAAGATACGTGACTGGTTTTTATAAAATTGTTGAACTATCTCATACAGGGAATTATGAATCTGATGGTGCAGATTGGGTGACAGAGGCTAAACTTGCAGAAGTATCGGCAACATTAATTTCAGGTTCAACTTATGAAGAATAACGGAGAGCTTTTTGTCAACTATTACAACATTCAGTGATGCACTCCGTTTATTCGTTGAAGATTATATGCGGGGTGTTTACTCGATATTACCTGCAAAAGTTATTGCTGTAGATTACTCAGTCCCAAGTGTTGATGTTAAACCTATTGTTTATAACGTTAATGCCGCTGGTGATTCAATTCCAATTGCAGACGTATTAGATGTGCCGTTATTTGTTTTCTCAGCAGACTCTGGTAATTTGCAAATATCTATGCCTGTTAAAGTAGGCGATAGAGTTGCTTTATTATGCAGTGATTCAGACACAACATCTGTAATGACTACAGCAAAAGAACAAGAAGAAAAAGCTGTAAGATTTATCGAAACAAATAAATTATACCCTCTCTGTGCATTACCTTCCTTTTTCACTCCTGCTCAACCACACACTATTGATTCAGAGAATATTGTTATCAATAATCACGATATAAAAATCACTGTTAAATCAGACAAAGTGGTTGTTGATGGTGATATGGAGATCAATGGAAATGTTAAACTTAATGGTTCACAACAAACAACAGGAACAAGTTTAACAGAGGGGCAGATAATAGGACAAGAAGGATTATCTGTTTCTGGTGGTTCTGGTGTTAAATGTTCAGGTAATATGACAGTTACTGGTGGGAATGTTGTTGCTGATGGTATTGGATTGAAAACGCACAGACATAATGAAACAGAAACAGTTACCTCTACACCTATTGCTTAGTGAGATAATTAATGGCAACAACTTCGGATTCAATCACAACAAATTATGTAGATTTAGCATTATCAGCAGATGGAGATTTGCTGTTTAGTTCAGATGGTGATTTGATTTTAGCAACAGATAACAAAACCAGTTTAGTTCAGCGTCTTAGAATGCGTTTCAATATCTGGGCAACAGAGTGGGTTTATAATATTGACTATGGTTTTCCATTTTTCAGTTATATCGGAAAGCCTGTTAATAAATCTGCAATTGATGCTGAATTTAAACGGCAGATATTACTGGAAGCTGATATAGAACGTATTTCAAGTTTCTCATCAGTTCATGATAGAGCTAATAGGTCCTATGCTTGCATGTTTGAAGTTATCACTTCTGAAAACACAACAGAAGCATTAGCTTATTATTTGAACGACAGTTATGAATATTCAGTCCCATCTACAAATATTGGAACTTGTCAGATAATTGAAGATGCAGTTATCTACGGAAATAAACTTTACAAATTAATAAATTACGATATGATTGCAGGTGCTTATTCTACTTGGATTAGAGATACAACACCTTTAACATCTGGATACGGGGCTTCTGGTTACGGAAGTTCATACGGAGAATAAATGAGTTCAATTAAAGAATCCTCTCTTGGTTTAAATTATGGTTGGTCTTATGGTGAGACTGGTTGGAATTCAGGGATGGATGAAAATATAGTTTTAACAGGCTTCCATGCAAATAAACAAGTCAAAGGAATATTATCCACTCCTCCAACAACAGGTGTTAATAATGGAGATGCTTATATTGTTGGCAGTTCTCCTACAGGAACTTGGGTTGATAAGTATGCTAAAGTAGCTATTTATGACAGAGGTTCTTGGTTGTTTGCAACACCAAGCACAGGTGTATCTGTTTACAATAAAGCTAACGGTTGCTGGTATGAATATAATAATGGATGGTCTTTAAAATCTGAAGCAGAAGAATCTCCTTATATTAAAGTTAAAGATTTTGATTTCTCCACTGGATATACAATCACGGACTCAAGACAATTATTGTTTTACCCAACAAATCAAACTTATTATCAATGGAACGGAGCACTTCCTAAGGTTGTTCCAACTGGTTCGACCCCAGAAACAACTGGAGGGATTGGTGCTGGCGCGTGGGTTGACAGGTCTGATGTGACGCTGCGGAGTGAGCTAGCTGATATCAACGGGGCTGGAATGATTGGGGGCCTAATAGCGAAAGATACCACGATATATGTACCATCAGATTATTCTACAATTGGTAACGCATTAGACTTCCTTAGAACAAAAACAATTGTCACTGGCGCGACAGTGACAATAAGAGTCGCCGATGGTAATTACGTATTAACATCTGGCATCAACGGAAACCACCCGAACGGCGATAGAATAAGGTTGATTGGCAATCAAGCAGCGCCATCAGACTGCGTTATAACGATCAGCGGTCTAGCTACTTTTAACGCCTTCACAGTAAGCAATGGGAATGTGTTCGGGTTCTTAGATGGTTTTCGTTTTGATCAGCCAAGTAAATCTGTTTTGGCGCAGAATTTTTCAGCCGTAATAGCAATGAATGGCGCCACAATAAATTGTGGACCACACATAGAGACAAATAACTGGTATTACGGAATTAATTCAAGTTATAACAGTACTATTATTTGTGATTACGCAAAAGTAACTAACGCAGGAGACGTCGGCATTTGGGCCTTTTGCGGATCATTTATTAATGCTAGGTACGCACAATCAAACAATTGCTCGGACACGGTAAATGGTTGGGGGTTTGGATTTCAGGCCGAATATGGATCTACAGTTAATTGTGAGGGTGCAACGGCAACAGGAAACAACATTGCTGGCTTTGCAGCTCTATCCGGTTCTACCGTTCGAGCCCTATCAAGTAACTCAAGCGCCAATGTTGGATCGGGTTATTTCGTGCGTGAAGGTGGTGTCATCGAAGCATGGAATAGCACAGCGAGTAATAATGCGCGCTATGGTATCGAATTGCTCGATGGTACTGGCTGGATATTTGGGCCTTCTGGATCTGGAAATGCGCTAGGATCGGCGAATAAATTTGCATATCTAGACGTGTCAACTGGATCCGCGCGCGTAACAAACTCATCAGGTAATCTTCGGATCGATAACTCTGGCAACTATGGTGTATTTTTTCATACCGCCGGTGGGCTACAGTTTGCTATAGACCATGTCCTGAATGCAGTTAACAGTTTTCATGCTAGCGGCAGCATAGCAGGTGTTGGTCTTACTATATCAGCACAAGGAGCAGATACAAATATAGCTGCTTATTTAGCAGCCAAGGGAGCAGGTGTTGCTGGATTGACAAGTAATGGTAAGGTGGCATTCCAGGTTTATTCAGCAAGTGCTAGCAATGTTAACTACTTGCAAGCAGATTCAAGTCTAACTGGTATAGGCGCAATGCTGTCTGCGCAGGGAGCTGATACTAACATTGACCTGAAACTTAATCCAAAGGGTGCTGGTTATTTGCAAATTAATGCCGGTTACACAGCTAGCGCTCTTTCTCCTACTGGGTATATAAGCATAAAGGATGATACTGGCACAGTGCGCAGACTTCTTGTTGGATGATTTATTCAATAGCTATAACTAGGCGTATTAATGAAAATACTATCAATTACTTATGCATCATCACCATCAAGCGATCTGCTAATTTCAACGCTTGAATTCAATAACGAGACAGCCGGATTACTCCGGCTTCTTCTAAGTTTAGTGTTTAAAAAAAAAGAGATAAGGGGTCTGTGTATCGCTTTATTTCTTTTTATTTCTGCTTAGTTATTCCCTCTGGCTCACTATTGGCTTATTAATTTCAGCACGAAGATCTGGCACTAATTCACCAATACATTTGAAAATTAAAAATATAATCATATGAAAAATAACTTAAACCGGAGATTTAATGGCTTACGGATTAAACTCTTATGGGTTTGATAGACCAACATTAGCAGATATTATTTCTGACACAAAAGATACATTCACAGAAACATTTGTAGGTCAGAATATCAATGTTGCTGAGAATTCTGTATTAGATAAAATAATTACAATATTTGCAGACAGAGAATCCACACTGTGGGAACTCCAAGAAGATATTTATTATTCCCAGACATTAGCTGGAGCAGAAAATATTTATCTTGATGATATACTATCAAAACGTGGCGTTTTTAGAAATGCTGCAACAGCAGCTTCTGGTAACATCCAAGTAACATTATCAAGTTTAGCTTCTTATACTGATAATTATTCTGCTGGAAATTTCTCAATATTGAATGATACATTCACTAACACAGAAGATTTCACTGTTGCAGGCAATATCTTTGCTCATAAGATAACAAATACTAATATTACAGCTAATACTACATATACTTTTACAATATTAAATACTACAACAGAAACAACATCTTCTATCACAGCCTCTACAGCAACTACATTAGTTGGGTCAACGGCTTTAAACACTTTCTATCAAACAATTAAAGATTTTATTGTAGATAACACTATTGAGTCTAATGAAGATTTAATTCAGATTGATACTATAAATGGAATTCTTTACATTGGATATGATACAAACTATAATCTGTCAGGTTTAAATACTCTTGTAGATTTTAAAACAACACCTGTAATAGGCCAACGCACTATTCAAATTGAAATGAAAGCAAATGACGTCGGATACAACCCAATCTACGCAGGCACAGTAACAAGTATCTCTCCTGAACCAACAGGTTATGTCTCAGTGAAAAACATATCAGATTTCTCTACTGGGTCAGATGTTGAATCAGATTCAGAATATAGGGCACGAGCAGACTCTACTTCTGTATCTGGAGCAGCAGCAACCCGATCGGCTATTATCTCTGGATTATTAGATGTAGAAGGTGTTCAAAAAGTAAAACTTTATCCTAACCCAACATCTTCAGCTTCTGTAGAGGGTGTTCCTGCTTACCAAATGATGATTGTTGTTTATGGCGGAACTACAGCAGGTATAGCACAAGCAATTTATGACCTGATTGGTGTAAATATTCAGACTTATGGAACAACTGCTTACACAATTACAACAGGAGATAGTGACACTCAGATTATTTATCATACAAAAGCATCAGAGAAACAATTATCTGTTCGTGTAACTTATACTACTTCAAATAATAGAGCTTTATCTGATACAGAGAAAGATGCAATTATTTATGGGATCACTACATTGGCAGATGAGTTCACAATAAGTTCTACTGTCTATAACTTCCAATTAACTACCGCAGTTTCTTCAAGTGTATCATCTTCTCGGTTCCTCTCTTTGATTGTAGAAACAAAAGATAAAGATGCCCTTGACACAGCCTATACAGTATCAAATGTAGTCCCTGCTTACACAGAATTATGCTCTGTATCTTCAGATGACATTACTTTTGTGCAATCAACCTAAAGGGGTTTAGATGACAGATTCCACAAACTATATAAAACCTTTAGATGATTTTGTTACAAATGGAGTTAGTTTACTTCCTGATTATTTGAAGCATGACGCATTAGAAGCAATTTTAACAATATTTTTAAATAGACTAAAAGCAGTAGAAGATTCTGCAATAACAATGGCAGAATTTCGATTGTTAGCGAATGCGGAAGGAACTTATTTGGATGAAATAGGTTCACAGATGAACATTCCTCGTAATGGTCAAAACGATGATGATTACAGAACTATTCTTCTAATCAGACAAGCAGCAGCAGGGAAAAGCGGAACTCGTTCTCAAATAGCAGAGACGCTTGATAGTTTATTTTCTTCCACAGACTGGTCAATCTACAAAGGTTACAACTACCGTATTGATGTTTATGCCTCAACCCCGTGTTTTGAATTGTCTTCTGTTGTTGATGATTTGATAGAAATCTTTCCTGTTATGACAAACATGAGAGTTGTTGAAACAGAATATTCAGGAAGCATGTTTGGTTTTGAAGGTGATAATGAATCTTCTGGGTTTGGAAGTTCTAATGATCCATCTTCGACAGAAGCTGGTATGTTAGGTAAATTAGTTTATTCTACAGAATAATAGATAGGAATTTTAATGGCAACACAACCAACAAACGATTTATTAGTCTGGGCTAACACAGATGTAAATTTACCAAACCTTGCAGGCCCTAACAAAACAGAACCAAGTGCAGACCTTGTAGCGAAAGGTTGGGATTTTGGACAAAAACCAAGTGCAGATGAATTTAATTATATTTTAAATAATTTAAGTGAATGGATTGAATATCTTAGAACATTAACCGCAGAAGTAACCTCATTAACCGCAGAAGGAACCTCATTAAATACACCATCTACATTAGTTAAAAGAGATTCTTCTGGTAATTTTGCAGCAACTACAATAACAGCAAATTTAACAGGTAATGCCGATACAGCTACTAAGTGGCAAACAAGCAGAACAATTACATTTAATGGTGATGCTGTTGGATCCGTGGTTTTGAATGGGGCTTCTAATGTTAGTTGCAACTTAACAGTATCCTCAACCTCATCAACCAGTGTTATCACTGGCTATGTTTCCAGTGGTGGCACTATCCCATTACCTTCTGGATACACAGAGGGACAGTGTAGATGGATAGTATCCCTGAGGTCAATTAACGCAACAAATGACATGAGTGATATATATGTTTCACTTACAGGGAGAGTGGTTACTGTAGGAGCAGAATCTGGAGAAACTGTTTCAAATGCAACAGCTTGGTATATGTGTATAGGGGTTAAATAATAATGTTTTATATCTTTAATATTGATAATAGATGTATTAGTACAAGTGATTTTGAGCCTGATCTTGAGGATTTGAAATCAAGAAATGAGTATTATATCAAGTCAGATGAAGTGTTTGATTTTAATACTGTCTATGCACAATCAAAAAAGATTATCATCAAGCGGGATATTGAGACTGAGGCTAAGCAGTTGGTTGATAAGCTCCGCTATAAATTAGACAAGTTTTTAACACCAGCAGCTATGTACAATGATATCTTAGTCACATCAGATCAAAAAGAAACTATCACTAATGACTCGGTTAAATTAGCTCTTTGGCATAAGCAGGATGGCTGGCCTAAAATTAATCTACCAGAACTTGATGCTCTGACTGTTGAACTTTTAAACAACCCCAGTTGGGAATTTTAAATAGTGGAAATAAATCTTTTAATAGTGTTGAAGTGGCTCTTTAGCGGAGCCACATTATTATGTTTTGGTTGGTTAGTAGAAGATAGAAAAACCTTAAAATCTAAAGTTGATAAATTAGAAGAAAGGTTGGGAGTTGTTGAGAAAAGACAAGGTATTATCAAAAATAAAGTTGATAATATAGAATCTACAACATCTTCTATTATTGATGCTAAATTAGAACCTATACACACATCATTAGAATTACTTACACAATCAATCACATTGATGAGGCAAGATGTTTTATCCTTATTAAATAAAATAGAGGATAGGCAAGCACAACAAAATAAACATGATTGAATATCTAAACATTTTATGATAATAATTTTTCTTTCTTATTTACTTTAGTGGAGATCACATTTGGCAGCAACATATCCAGCTACAACTTTTCAAGAAGCTGTAGAATTAACAATAGAAGCAGCTAACCAACAAGCACAAGTAGTACGAGGTGATGCTAATACAGAAGTCATGGTTGCAGATGGTTCAACTATCCCATCTATTCGTAAAGCCCAAGCAGATTCTATGTATTTCAAAGAACCTGAATTGTGGACAACAGGACAGACAGAAACAGACTATTTACAACTTAAAAAATATATTGACCCTATAACAAATAAAGAATCTTGGTGGTTTGCTAAAGGTGCTTTAGTGTCAAATCCAATTGCAATGGGAACTTCACCATTTGGTGATGATAACTGGACTCTTTACACGCCAGAAGATTTATTTATTTCAGGTAAAGCAGAATATGAGTCTATCTACCAAGCTTTAAAAGGCAAAGCAGCAGAAGCAGGTTACAACCTTGTCAGAGGTTCTTTTGAAGAAGGTGCTAATATTTCTGGTTGGCCTGATGTTGTGTGGTGTCAGGATGATGGTAAGTATTATAAGTGGCATTTAGATGAAGCAAAGACTGTATTAGCTGGGAGTGTTCCAACAAATATTGGGACAGACTGGATTGATAAATCAGGTAAATCGTTACGCGATGAAATCCGCGAAACCGTTTTCCAAAACATGAAACGTCAAGCTGCTGGAGCTGGTTTTAATTTAGTTGATGGTTCTTTTGAAGAAGGAGGTACTCTTACAAACACTAACGATGTGCTGTGGTGCCAAGCAAACGGGAAATATTATAATTGGTTTGACGGTTCTGCAAAAACAGTTGCGCCAGGCACAGACCCTGCTGCTAGTGGAAGTGGGTACACGCCGCGCACAGATGCGGGTTTGCGAGCAGAAATAACTCCATCTGTGACTGAGTCGCTGCGTCGTAGCTATGCTGAGGCTGGATATACACTGGTGTCTGGCAGCTTTGAGTCCGGCGGAACTTTGACCACGGCCACCGATGTGTTGCTTTATGAAGCAGACGGGTTTGCCTACAACTGGGGTGGCGTGCTACCTAAAGTTGTTCCTGCCGCAAGCTCCCCTGCGACAACCGGGGGCGTGGGGCCAAATGGCTGGCTTGATGTGAGTGATGCATCTCTACGAGAATACCTTGCCGCCACAGGTGGGTTATCCCTAGTATCTGCCGCGAAAAGCATTGTATCTCCTGGTAACATTGCAAAGTTCGGAGACACTACAGGTATAGCGACACTAACCGTGCCAGATGATAAAGACCAGCGATTGCTGCTTATGAAAAACGTAACGAACCCGAGTGACTTCGCTACCATGCAGCTTCTGCGTCGGGTAGACCACGGTGGTGGGGTGGCGGGACATGTAGGGTTCGGCCTTAATGCGAAAACGGAGGTGCGCGGTAGCTCGTTACAATCCGAGTGGACTGGCTTCTTTGGTCTAGACAACTACTCAACAGCAAGCGGTACATGGCCGCAGCACGTTGCTGTCTACGGGCAGGCAAACAAGCGAAGCCCTACCAACACTTGGGCTGGATGTTTTGAGATTTCCGATCAAAATCCGGGATCCGGAGCCAGCGGCGCCGCTATAGGGATCGAAGTTACAGCATCAGCTAACGGCGCTGACATACGAGCCACGCCACAGAGAAATGGTGTGCACATTGCAATCTCAAGAGGAACCATTAACGCACAGGATTGCGAGTGGGGGCGTGGGGTCTGGGTTACGGCAGGGCCCTCAGCTCATTGGATTTACGGGTTCAGCGCTGAGAATGCTGGTGCATATGCATACCACGCTAAATTTACAGGTTTCTCGGCTGATAGCGCGTTGATTCTCGATGAGTCTAATTGCGCAGTTGGTGTCGACTTAAAGCGTGCATCGTACTCCACGCAAACAGCACTATGGTTTAAGGCTCTTGACAAGATAGCGTGGGAGTCCACCGGTAAAATAAATACTCGCTGGAACTCAACAAATAACAGGTGGGAGCTTCGCAACGGGGATGACGTAAAGTTTTGGGTAGATACTACCACAGGACAAACAAGCGCTGGAGGAAGCACTCAGGCACTACGCTATTTATCTGCGAAACTTTCATCTCCACAGACTATAGCTACTGGTAGTGATAAGTTAGTGCAATACAACTCTGTAGGTAGAAACACCACCGATGGGCTGATAACCTTAGATAATGGCGTTTTGTCTGTGTCTCCATCCGTTGCAGAGTTTGAGGTGGTTGCTTGCGTGCAGTGCGTATCCGCAAACTCTGATATAACACTGAGAATGAGCTTGAACGCATTTGCCGACGGGGTTTACTATCCAAACCCAAGGCACTCTCTTAGGGGTCTAAATCCGTGCGCACATATAAGCACCGGTGTTATATACAACCCACCAACAGGTTCCACTAGGCTTATGTACGCCGTGCTAGACGTTGGCACTAACCCAGTTCAAGTTGAAGCGTCTGGGGCGTCTGCAATAATGGTAAGGGTTCTTTCAACTAGGTAAAAAAAGCCCCTCAATCGAGGGGCTTTTTTTTGTACCACTTCTGCCAGCGAATCAGTCTGTCACGGTCACTCAGCAGCGCATCAGCATTGTGATAACCGTGATACCAGACCGCCAGCGAGTACAGCAACGCTGCTCACAGGTATAGCCATGCTTTGGTTGGGATGGTCATTTCAGCGTTCTCCATGACCACCACCCATGACCAATAAGCGGAATCGCGTACCACCAGCAGTTTTATCATTCGATTCAACGTTAGAGTCAAACCACGGTTCAGTTACCGACTTCGGTAGTTTCTCCTTTTCTATTACCGTCCGGGTTGCAACTGGCTGAGCTTGGTGTGAACACATACACACGGAATGTATAGCAATGGAAACAAGAAGGTGCGAAAGCAAAATACAGATTTACACCAAAATTAGGTAAAAATTAATTAAAAATAAAGCCACAACCTGCAAAGGAAGTGGCTTTTCTTGTTTCTACTTATTGTAAATTTCTTTTAAAATCAATAACTTACTAAAAGGGTATGTCGTCATCAAAATCAAAAGGATCTTCTGGCGAATCTAAATCATCAAAATCTTGATTACTATCAAATACTTCGGTGTTTGTCTCTTGAACACTCACTGCAACAGGATCTTCTTTCTTCTGCTCAATATTTCCATTCTTGATAAAATCTGTTACAGCAGGAACAACAGTAACCAAATACTCCATTACATTTTGTTCAAGATTATATTTTGTAGAATAATAACAAGCATTCAGAACAGCATTACCTACAGTATTACCTAATTCACGTTCATCCATTGTTTTACCAATATCAGTTTTAGCAAACCACAATTTACAAGAAGATGTTACAGCATGGACTACTTTAGCACATTCAATGAGGCTTTCTGTATCTAATTCTAAACCACTTGCAACACATAAAGTAGTGGCACCATTATTAGCATGACAACGAAGCATTCCAATATTTTCATCTGCTCTCTTCGCAGCATCATATGCTTTAAAACCACTTGTAATATTACCTTGTGCATCAACATATGCAGCTAAACGTCCACCTACAGCAAGTTTAGGATCTGAAATATGCTCACCTAAAACAATCTGAACATCTTTATCTAACTTAGGATCAAACACAACAGCTTGACCTTCTGCGATAGATTTAACATCACCAAAAATCTTAGTTGATTTAGCCCCTGTAGAGACATTATTCGCTTTTTGAGAGATACCCTGTAGGGTTGCATTGGGTTGTGCCTTAGAATCGTTTTTAGGGCTATTAGAAGCGTTATTAGCTGATGGATTAGCATTCTTCTCGATAACTGTTAGATCAGATTTCTTAGCATTCTTGTATTTTCCGTTGTCTTCATATTTCAAGAAGATTGTATCCCCTTCCTGAACATCATAATAACCTTTCCCTTCTTTGATAGTGAATTTATCTTTTTTAGATCCACCAAAACCTACCCAAGTGCCTTCTGCATCATCCAGTTGCACAGAAGAACGGAAATCATTTCCATATTGATCTGTTGCATCTAATTTCTTAAAGAAAACACGTTTGATTTTACCATTAAAAGTTTTAACTGCCATTCAATTCCCCTATTAATTTATTACTATTTATCTTTAAACATTTTAAACAAGATTGAATCAACCTACTTTAAACTATCTAATTAAATTGAAACAATCTTGTTATTCTTTTGTTAGTACACTTTATTGTCTATTCAGGTTTGATGTATTCATTAACTTCGGTAAGATGCACACTTTTTAGATAACCAATCATCCCAAATGAAGTTTCAGATGTTGAAATAATGATTGACCCCTTACAATTATTGTTGCAATACTTGGTCTTAGTGATATCTACTTCAGTTCCATCAGGCAATACTTCAAAAATCTTTGGGCGAAGTTCCATTCCATCTTCTAGGGGCTTCTGTTCGCCAGTAGTTTTATCTTTGTAAGTAGTCTTAGCACTAAAACGTGCAACATGTTGTTCGTCTTGATCAGGATATGGTGGGGCAAACTTCAAACGACCTTCAAATTCAGCAGTATCAATTTCACTAAAACTTCCCTTCTTGAAAGTAGCTTTGAGTTCCTTCCAATCTTTCTTATTAAGAATTGCTTCTGCTCGGAAAATCTTTTCTTCTGACTGATACTTTTTCTCTGGGTAACGGATAGACAACTTACCAAACACTACATCATCAATCTTGCAATATTTACGACCTTTTTCTTCATAAAAACTAACTGCCATTCAATTCTCCTTTTAAGATTATTTTAAGATAAAAACGGTTTAAATTGGCTGTTACAAACCGTTGAAACATTTTAGGTTAAATTTGTTTTGTTGTCAACTGAAAATTAATGACAACTTGCATAACTTTTACCCATTTTAAAACCAGAAGATAAATCAATACAAAAAGACGGTAAATCATTATCACAAAACCATTTAGATTTTTTACGATGCCATTCTTTTAACTCATAGGCAGCTAATGTGTAAGACTCCCCCATTAAGTTACCAATTTGTTCTGCATAATCTTCAGATGCTTCTACTAACATTTCATCATGAATATCGAGGATCTTTTTATACTTATATCCTTTGGATGTAGCTGCCTCTTCAAAGTAATTGATAGCCCATTTTTGACATACGGCCTCTGATCCTTGAATTAAATAATTAACACGTTTGTGTGGCATTTTTGTCCAAACATGATAACCAAAAGGAAGTTCAATATACCCACCTCCGCATCTTTCATTGCTAATACACATCCGCTCTAATATTTCTATAACTCTACCTAAACCTACTTTATCTAAATACATTTGACGTTTCTGATCACCTAATGATTCAGCTACATGCAACATACCTGCGAGTTTTTTACCAGAACATCCGAAGATAGTCCCAAACGATGCAGCTTTACCGTATTTACGAACAAGATGTAATTTGTGGATCAGTTCTTGATCTTGTTTCTCTACTGCTATCTTCCACTCGTCTTCAGTAACAAGACCGAATGCTCTAGCTGAAACACAATGACCTGATTCTCCAATATACCAAGGTTTTCCAGAAACAGGATGTAACATTTCAGAACCATCTTCATTAAGTTTGAACTCATTCCCTGTTGCTACTGCCGTATAGTAATCAAAATTGTTAGAGTAGTATGCAGCCAGAGCCAACTGGCACGATCGCATATCAGCACCTACTAATATATTACCTTCTCCAGCAACAATACTACCCCTCAACTTCTCACCATACAAGGCAGATTCAGATGGACAGTTCACGAATAAAGATTGGCTACTGCGTCCAGTACTGGTATTGAAGTTATTAACACCACAAGTGATCCTTCCGTCCGGTCTGATATTATTCAATAAACCTTTTGTATCATCCTCAGGATTCTTTAAGAACCTTAAACGATGACCATAAGTATTATAATCAGAAATCTTTTTACCCATTCCATCAGGCAACTGTTCAAAACAATCATCTGTTAACTTAGGTGATACAACAATCGGTTGACCTTTTTTAATAACTTTAGTTATTACATTTTTAGGATCTCCATATAAAGGTTTTTCAGGCCAAGATACAACCATCTGAGTTTTTGCTCTTTCTACTTGACCTTCCTTATTCTTTTTCAGTGTCCATTCATCTGCACTTTTCCACCCTAAACTGATTAAGTATTTTTTAACAACTTCACCTTGAGATAAAGAAGAATCTAAAAATTCTACTTTTGTAAAAGGGCCAGAAATAATATCAGTTTGTTCAGGCGCGACCTCAAAATAAGCACAAGTGTTAGCGTTTAAAAGTTCCTTTATCTCCTCTTTTTTATTTATATCCCAGTCTTTTATTTTGGTTTCTGGATATAAATCTTTTATGTAGTCTGACAATTCTTTCTTTTTATCAAAATCAGGGGTAGTGATGTCTAATTTTTGGTGTTTTGCATTGTAAGTTACCAATTTTTCTTTTTTAGTAAAGTTTGTAGTTGGTTTGTAATAAGGTTTATCTACAGTATCTTGACCATCTACAACAGTATAAGTATCTCGTGCAGAGAACCCTAAAAGTTCAGCTATTTCACTACGAGAGATTTTAGTTGACTTAGGTTTTGTCATTTTAGGTAAGTTTGGTTCGATCTCGTTTTTTAAATCTTCTAAAATAACACTTAATTCTTCTACACAAGATTCCATATGTACCTTATCTACTAACGCACCATTTAGTTCTTGTTTAGTTGCGTTAAGACGGAATTTATGTTCCATCTCTAAAGCTTCTGAAAAATCAATACCTAATTTCTCTTTTACTAAAGATTTCTCTTTTTGAAGATACTTATGTGTTAACACTTGGATTTTACAGTCTTCTATACAGCGATGTAATTTCCAAGCATCAAAGAAAGACCAATCGTTAACTTCTGGTTTCATAACACCAAAACGACAACCATAAGCCTGTAATCCGTGTTGACCTTTTGCACCTTTCGGAATATCTCTATCAAACCATTGAACTTTTGACTGGATAAGAGTATCCCACCAAGTATCTACAGGTATTTTACATTTAGGCCAAAATTTATCTATTACAAATTTATCATAGCCAAGAGCATTATGAACAGATAATTTTCCCCCGTTCTTTCCAATCATCCACCAAAACCGAGCACCATCTGTTAAAGATCCTGTTCTTGGTGGAATTGTAAATTGTTCTTGTGTTTCTGGATCTGTTACAACTGTATTGTCAAACTCTGGATTATCATGAAAAACAAAAATACGGTTAGTTTTAATGCAAATACTTACAATACACCAAACCTTACTAACTTTTTCTAATAAACCATTAGCTTCAATATCTGATCCAAAAGTTCCACTAAAATCTACACCTAATTCTTCAAACAAACTTCTCTCCTAATTTTATGTATAATAGATTTAAATAAAGAAGCTGACGTTACTTTAGATTAAGATAAGGTATAATGCAAGATTAAAACCATTCAGTTACTTTATCATTTTTCAAATCTTCTTGTATTTTATTTTTAATTCTATAAATACCACTATAAATCCGCACATCTTCCTTATACTTATTTAAGTATCTTTCAAGATATACTATTTTAGCTTTCTGCCAACATTTATGCGCCTCAACCTCTGAAATAAAATAACCTAAATGAACCTCTTTATGTGTAATAATATCTTTTATTCTTGCTCTAAATTTGTTTCTATTTTTAACGTAATCCACTCCAAGCAGAAAGTCTCCTCTTCCGTTAAACCTCTTTGTCAAAAATAAATTTAAAGGTTCTTCAATAAAAACGCAAGTTTCAGGACTGTAAGTCTTATTTTGATAAACAAGGAGATCTTTATCTAAAACCTTTCCTTCCCAATCTTGGGTTTCCATCCAAGATTTGAAGTTAGAAAAGATTAACCAATCTTCGCAAACAGAACATCCTATATAAGAAGGATGTGCTTTTAAATGAGATAAACAATAACATCTTTTAAGCATGTTCTTCCATCTAATGAAATAAGGGCATACCCATACTATCTTTTTATTATTAGTATCTCCTTCATAAACAACTGTTTTATATAATGCATCATTTACCCCTATGCCATAAATTTTAGTAATTCTTTTTGTATTCATCACAACACCTTATAAATCTATAGTGAACTCATCTCCACCATTATCTCTGTAAGTAATTCCTAAGTAGGTATTACCAAAATATTCATCAAAATCATGCATAGTATGTGTTTTATTGCAGTAATACCATTTACCAGCATTCCCTGTCAATCCAGTCCATCTGCATTTACCAATAGTTACTGTTGTTGTGTTTCTAACTTGATCATCTTCTGCGTATTTGTCTCGGTTTAGGAAGATGTTTGCACCTGCGGATTTAGTTATTAAACTCAACCCACTTACATCATCTTCTGTTAGTTCTCTCATAATACGTTTTCCATCTTTATTAGTAGAAACCGCACCTTTTCTTACGTGGCAGACACAACAGAATGTTACACCAGATTTAATTATATTTTTCATCCACTTAATAAAATCTGCTTGCTCGTCTGAATTTGAACCATCAAACAAGTCGTTAATAGGGTCAATGACGATCAACTTACATTCATGTTTTTTAATCAATTTACTTATCTGATTTTTTACATGTGATAATGAACCTTCTCGATCATCTAAAATTACAAATCGTTCTTCGCCAATATCAGTTTCTTTTAAATGTCTACGGGCTTCTACTACTTCAGGTTTTTGAACAAATGCTACTGCTTCTTTAGGGTCTTTAATCAGGTTTATTTTATGACCTACCTCACGACTTAGCATTGCAATCATGTATTGAGCATCAGTCAGTTCTAAAGATAAGATACCAACTTTATAAGGACTATGATATACCCATTCCCTAATAGCTTCATTAACGGTAGTGCTTTTACCTATACCTGTCATAGCAATCCAGTTAACCCAATACCCTAATGGGATACCGCCAGCCATTTTATCTTGCAACTCTTTCATAAAAGCAGGTAAAGGTATTTTAGGTCGAGATAACTCTTCTTCAATTTTGGTATCTGCTTCTATAGAACTAACAACACCATCTGAAATAAACGGTTTGGCCCCATAAAAATCACGAACAAATTGTTTTTGTTTCCCCTCTTCCAACATCTTATTAGGATCTTTAGAAGACCAAGTAGCAATACGAACTTTATCAGCAGGCAATACTTTTGCAATAGCTTGTGCGGATATTTTACCTACATCGTCATTATCCATACCTACAACAATAATATCGAATGAATCAAAAAACTCATATTGTGCAGCTACTTGTTTATAAGCACTCGGTTCACCAGTTGTAGGGCTTACTACCGCAACAGGATCATACTCACCTTGTCCTCTTGATTTTTGGTCTTCTCGTAACATCTGGTAAGCACTAACAAGGTCAATTTCCCCTGCTGTGATCAGAACATACTTCCCACCTTTAGGAAACTTAACTTGCCCTGCTAATTGACAGCTTAAACCTGTAACGCCTAATTTACCATATCTAAAGTCCTTAGGTAAATTGCGAGCTTTATATCCAGTAACACCCATACTTTCTTGTGTTTCTGGGTAATAAAATGCAATTGTTTTACCATCTTTATCTTTCTTAGCTAAATGTCCGAAGAATTTAAGATATTCAGGTAGCATACCTCTGTAAGGTTTATCACTATAACCTATTTGTTTAATAAAATCTATAACTTCTTGTTTAGATAGGGGGTTATTTTTAGGAACTTTTGTAAAGTTTTTATACTCTACTACCTTTCCACCCTCAATACCTAAATCTTTAGCTAAAGAGGATTTATGAACTTCCTCTACAGAGAATCTTTGATTACAAGAATAACAAAACGCATCATAAACAATTTCACCAGATTCTAATTTATGTTCATATAAAGCTAAAGCATCTGAGGAGTTACATTGACGCTCTTTTCCTACCTCATTAGCAATACAATACCGATGAGGGCGAACTAATTGTCCATTGTCTAATTCTTCTGCCAAACCTAACTCCTTATTTTGTCTTCAATTCAAAACGAGCATCTAATTCTTGTTTCATATCAATCATTTTAGATCGTGCATCTTCATATTCAATAAAACACTGGCGAACATAATCTTGTTGTTTGTGATACAACTTGATCAGTTTCTCAGTTGAAGCTATTTTGTAATCTTCAAAATCTTCTACAACAAATTCTTTATTCATCCTATCTCCTTTATTTTCTACAACAAATTATTTGATTTACAAAACAGATTAACCGAATAGTCAATCTTAATATCCGCTTGTTTCAAAGGTCTTACAAGATGAATTCCTTCTATTGTTCTAACACGACTCAGTGCAACATAAGCAAGATGCGGAGCAAAACAGTAATCTCCTAAATCAATGTTAGCACGATCAAGATCACACCCCTGAGATTTGTGAATAGTAAGTCCATTTGACATCTTTAATGGTATTTGAGTGTAACTTCCAGACTCAAATTTAACTAATTGATTTTCTTTATCAAGTTTATAAGAGTATTGTGCCCAAGTTTTAGGGCCAATGCAAACTTCTTTTCCTGAATCAAGCATCACAGTAACATCAAATTTATTCAAAGACTTAACCGTTCCTTTTGTGCCGTTTGAGTAGCCCTGTTCAAGATTGTTTTCTAAAATCATAACACGACAACCTTGTTTTAGATACAAATCTTTAGGTGCAGGTTCAGAATCAAAACCAGAAAACTTGGCTTTGAAATGAAAAGCTTTGCTTTTAATCTTATCAAAAGCGATCTTATTCCGATATTCTGCATTCTTATTTGTTGTTACAAGGTAATCTTCACAATCATTTTGTTGTGTTTTATTAAAACAATTATCATTAAAATATTCTAATGATTCTTTCAAACTGAACAGTTGACCATAGACACGGATATTATTCAAATGTTTCTTGAGTTCTTGATCTGATTGTCGATGAACCTCTGTCATGTTGAACAGATTAAAATTAGCTCTCTTGAATACGTCTGCTTCAAAGAAGTTAATAGCATTAAAATGTTCAAGATAAAGATGTCTCTCTTCAGGTCTAATAACGCAACCTAATTGAAACAAATCACCAAACAAGTTCATTCCAAGCCCACCAAAAGGAAGGTCATTATTGTAACATTGTTTTAAAACAAAATCAATCCAAGTTAGACTTGCAGCATTAATCATAGATGTTTCATCAATGAACACAAAACCAACGGGAGAATCTTTGTTAAAGATTTTTCTTAGGTTCCTAATGATTGCTTTATTTTCAAAATCTTTCTGTGTAGGAATTCCCATAGGGATTCTAAACAATCTATGTGCTGTTTGTCCACCAACATTAATAGCACTAACACCTGTAGATCCAACTCTAACACAAGAATCTGTTAACGTATCTGCCATAGATTCATAAAGTGTTGATTTTCCTGCACCAGCTCTGCCAACAATCAAATTGTTTTGTTGAGCATAAACAGAATCAATGATCTTGTCTTGAATTGTCTTATCTTCTTGCTTAACGCCCCATTTCATTTGAGATCCTTATTCAGTGTATTCAGCTTTCTCAAGCACTTCATTGAACAACAGATTATCCTTTGTTTTAGATGTTGTCAACAACCAAAGATTATCTTTTTTATCAAATTTAAATTTCAAATCAATGTTTGAGTATGCACGAAGATTAAAAGCATTAGTTAAATCGTTAGCATAAACAATTAGTTTCTTTGTGTCATGTTGGTTTTTGTGATAACACACAAGATAGTCTTTAATGTCCTCATTATCAATAAACTGGAACGGTGCAGAGTAGAATCCACCGTTATACAAACGAACAGCAGTCTCTAAACTAACATATTGTGTTGGTTCAAACAGACCACCATGTTTGTGCCAGTAGAATTTCTGTTTAGGTGTAGATCGCAGTGTAAACCCTAAGTAGAACATAAATTCTTTTAGATCATAAAACTGCCATGTGCATAAAGTGTCAAAGTTAGAAGGAATCCCGTCTTCCTGCATCTTGAGTGTTTTGTTTTTGTAGTATTCAAAGTTGTTCTTTGATAGTTGGTTCATTATTTTGCTCCTTGTTCTAAGCGAAGTTGTCTTGTTAATCTTTAGCTATTCTTTCACAAGATTCTTGTTGAGTCAAGAAATCATTGTGAAAGTTTATGGAAAACTTTTATTGCACCTAATTGAAAGAAGCAAGTGCAGTTGATGTGATTAACTTTAACCTTGTGGTTCTGCAAAGTCAACAAGATAGTGAAAGATATTTTGTAGAAGAAAAGCAAAGATGTTAGTTGACAATCAAGGCGTGTTGGTGTAGTTTAACAAGACATAGTTTTGCGGCAATTATTGCCGAAGAATATTAGAGAGGTAAACTGGATGAGTGTTGAATTTGATAAGTTTCCAGAGGGGTTAATTTGTGTGTGGTTTAGTGGGAAAAATAGTTACTGGTTAACTCTTAGACCACAGGCAAGAGGAGCTACCATAGTTTCTTGGTTTAATAAAAACATGCCGCAGGTGAAGGATTACTTTGCAGATATTAACAACCCAACACCAGAAGAGATAACTATGTTTGCTTTAGAGTTCGGAGACAAACTTGCAGATATGTTGTTTCACAACAAGAAGAAGGTAGTGTTTAGGGTTTATTGAAGGTAAGACAGGTAGAAAATTTTTATCGTAAAGTATTGACAATATATTAATATTCGTATATAATAAATGGATAACTTAAGGAGAAACAAAATGGCAAGACCAAAATACAACACAATAGAAGAAATTGTAGAAGCATACAAGAAAGGAGATTTAGGGTATAACTCAGTCAACTCTCTTTCAATGTACTACAAAGCAAAAGGTAATGAAGAGCGTTCTCAAATGTATAAGCAAGCGTTGAAAATCATCCGTAAACTAAACAAATCAGGTGATAATTTGAACCAATAATTTAATCAGATTTTCTATCATTTTTACAACTTTTTATTCGGCTGTAAGCCTTGTGGCATAAGGGTTTTGGGGTACTTTTCGTTCCGTAATGCTCCCCTCTCTTCTCTTTAGCCCTTGCTTTTGCTGTTAAACACCACCGCTTTAAAGGATTGACAACAACATAATACTATGGTATAATATTACTCAAACAACAATGTTACAGTATATAAGGAGTTAAAATGGGTAAAAGACGCTACAACACAATAGAAGAAATTTTAGAAGGGTACAATGCAGGAGATATCTCCATGCGCTCTTTAGACTCAATGGCTAACTATTATCGAAAGAAGGGAAATGAAGAACTATCACAACTATACAAACAAGCAATGAAAGAGATTAGGAAATCGAACAAGCTTGTAAAATAACTTCTACTGCCATTATAATAATAGTAGAACACATTAAATTAATAGTAGAGTCTACTATATATTTGATAGTATAGTAAGATAGAGATTATTAAGAAAGAATTAAGATAGATTTTAAAAGATAGTTGTGTTTTAAGATCTATAGTATTTTAATAATATAAAGATCTACAGTAGTCATTTTGATATAAGTTCAATTCGTATCAAAAGTGACACTGGGTTAAATAATATATTTAATTTATGTTATGTTGGTTTCAGTAGAGAACGACCATAGCAAGATTTAACCTCTACTATATAAACGATAGTAGACTACATTCAAAAGAGGTGTATATGACTTTGTTAATCCCAAAACACATACTTGACTGGATTGATTCAAAAAGAGGAGCTTTAAGCAGACAGGCATACATAATAAATTGCATTAGGAAACTAAAAGAAATAGAAGAGATTTAAAATTAAATAGTACTCGAGGACTTTCAATGGCAGATACTTTTGTTAAATTGAGTTATGAACTCTTAAAAATGAAAACTTATACAGATTATGCAGGTAATGAATTTAAAATAACCCCTGCTATTAAATTGGTGTATCTATATATTAAAAGCCGTTTTGATTTCTTTAAGTCGAGCGGAAAGGACTACTATGATACAAACAAGGAGATCGGTATTGCAACTGGTATAGATGAACAAGTTGTGATAAGAGCAGTAAAAGAATTAATCAAAATGGGCTACCAGTTAGATAGCTTTTTCTTTTTCTACAATCTACAAAATAATACTTGACAAAAGCACACAAGAAGAACTAAGATTAACTAAAGTTTGTAGGAGGATGAAGAATGAAAATTGAAATCATAAGAGAAGTCCTTGATGATATGAGAGTTATCCTCATGGGTGCTCATTGGTTAGGTGAGGACAAAAATACTGTGTACTGGTGGAATGATGTGGTCGACCACAAAGATTGGTTTGTAAATATCCTCACACCAACACCAGAAGAATTGGTATTATTTGAACTTGAGTTCGGAAAGGAAGTTTTAGACTTTGTGTTTTCAAGTAATAAGAAACTAAAAATCTAATCAGTAGAAGATTTCAAATGAACAAACAATTCAATATAATTAAGAATCCAGTAGGAAGTATCTCAACACCTATGCCAAAAATTAAACCACTAAAACAAGAAGAAAATGAAGATTTAAGTGTTGACACAAAAGATAAGAAATGATTTAATAGTTTTGTCAGTTAGAAACTTGAATTAAAGATTAAGAAATTTAAAGGAGATGAGATATGTCGAATGCAGCAAATGAAATCACTTTACGTCAGTTAGAAAACCATCTTAAACGTAATGCTAAATACAAGAAAACAGTCATTCTGTTAGGTGACTCTGGTTGTGGTAAAACACAGAAGATCAACCAATTTGCTAAATGGTATGCACCGGATGCAAAAACACCTCTGTTGACTTTAGTTGTTTCACAACGTTCAACTTCAGATATTCAAGGTATGTTTGTTCCTACATTAGAACGTTTTGATAAAGCAGGACAAGAAGTTTTAGTTCAGAAACAAACAGTCCCTGAATTCTGGTTAGAAATGTTGTTTGATCCTGATTGCAAGATGGTGTTGTTCTTGGATGAAATTACAAATACACCTCCAAGTATGCAGAATATTCTTTATACTTTGTTGCAAGACCGTGAAATCTGTGGTCGTAAAATTGCAGATGGTGTTGTGATCATTGCAGCAGGTAACCATATGAACAACGGAGGATTTACAAACAACTTAGCAAAACCTTTGCTAAACCGTTGTGCAGTTTATAAAATTGCTTCTAATACAAAAGCTGCTGTTGATTGTTGGTTAGAAGATTTTGCTTATATTAACAAAATTCATCCTGCTGTGTGTTCTTTTGTAGAAGAACATCCTGAGATGCTGAATACAAACGTAGTTGATAAACTACCAAATCAGTTGTTTATGTCACAACGTGCATTAGGCGATAAAGGCGGTGTTTCAGATGTGCTGTGGGATTGGGATAACGGTGCAGATTTCTATGAATCTTTCAATGATGTAGTTACAGATTTGTGTGCATTAGTTGGTGAACACCATGCAGCAGATATTGTTAAACACTACCGTTATAGCGAAGCGTTGCCAAAAGCTAATCATTTATTGGACGCAAAATATGAGTCTATTCATGTGAGCAAAGAAACATTAGGATCATTACCATTGATGCAATATACACTAAGCAATATTGTTTCAGTTTGGATGTCTCGCTTTGCAGATGAAGCATATTCAATTGAAGATTTAGGTAAGCAGTTGGATAATGCTATTTCTTGGTTATCAGAAAATGCTTTGTGTGATTTAGAGAATAATATTATTGCAACAGCAACTAAGTTTACACGTTTAGTTGCAGATAACCAAACACGATACAAAGGTCGTGAAGGTTCACGCAATAAGTTAGTCAATCTTTGTGAAGTTTTCAAACAAGTTACTAAGATCCACACAGAAATGAATGCTGCACTGAAAGCTGCATAACACCAGATAATAAGATAAGCTCCTTCGGGAGCTTTTTCTTTTTAAAATTCTTTTCAAAACAATTGACATAACAAACAAAATAGATTAAGATTTAAGCATTAAATCAAAGAGAGGAAGATAACAGTGGAAGAATCTCTAACACCAAAAGAGGCTCAAGATGTTTTGCGGAGAGTAAATGAACAACTCTTGAAATATCCATGTTTACGCTTTGGTCAAAGTCTTTACAATGAGATGACAGAACATTACCCTAAAATGGAATGGATTTATGAGACAAAATACGATATGTATTATAAATCTGTTGAAGAATCTTATGATTTGCTTTATCTGAATTAATGCTAAAACCTCCCCCTTTAGGTGGAGAGGATGTAAAAAATTAATCAGGGATTAAAAACAATGAGACTTGTTTACGAAGAGTACCACAATCACCTTGCTGGGAGTTTTGAAGATGGTAGGGAGAGTGTATTACCTTATAACCGTTGTGTTAAACCGCCACACTCAACTTATTTGAATGGTAATTGGATAACACAGACCCTTGTTCAATATTTTGAAGATTTTCTTGATCCAACACCAGAAGAAATAACTATGTTTGCTTTGGAGTTTGGTGAAGAATCAACTGAAGCATATCTAAAATTTTTAAAATCAGGAGAAAAATAAATGGCACAACATTATAAGTTTCCAGAATCAACGGAACAGTTTAAAACAAAAGCATTATATACAATCAGAAAAGCTATTCTGAATTTATCTTTGCAGCAAACAGAAGATTTTACATGTTTTTATGCAAGCATCTTGTTGAATATGAAAGTTGTTATTTCAGATCAAATCTGGATTGCTGGAATTAGCAATGATACTTTATACATGAATCCTCGTTTTGTTTTAGGAGCTTCTAAAGAAGATTTGTTTAATGCTAAGAAGCAATTAGAAGAAGCATTCAACAACAATGAATTAGATAAGAAACAGTATCGTTTAGAGAAACGTGCTCTTGAGTGTGTTTATGAAACCAAAACTGATAAAGATTTAGCTTTTGCTTTGTTTCATGAAGCAAACCACTTAGTTGAAGAGACTTATCTGCGAGGTCAAGCACTCAATCTAAAATCAAAAGCTGATTTAGATTTGTGGAATGTTGCCTCTGATTTTGTTATTAATGGTGGCATTGCTAAGACCATGTATAAATCAATCAGTGAATGCAAGAAGCAAGTTCCTATTGCACGTTTTGGTTGCATGGATGATAAATATAATGGAATGACAACAGAACAAGTTTATCTTGAACTTAAAAAGAAACAGAAAGAGCAACAAAAATCTTCTGGTTCAAATGGTGATTCTGATGAAGAAGTTTATATTCAATTTGATGAGCATATGTTTGATGAAATGACAGAAGAAGAGAAGCAACTTCTGAAAGATGTTATCGAATCTGCTGGACGCCAAGCAGGTAAAGGAAAGTGCCCTGATCATGTTTGGAAAGAGATTTCTAAATTAGAAGAAGCTAAGATCAACTATAAAGAACTTATTCCTGCTTTATGTTCTTCGCAGGTCGTAACAGATATTACTTATGAGCAGATTGATCCTATGTCAATTTACATGACTGATTATTGTGTTACAAATAATTTTATTCAACCATATCAATCTATTGTTTTGCCAACACTGAAAATAGAAAGTGCTGTTGATATCGAATCTGCTTGTGATGCTTCTGGATCTATGTCAATGCAAGAACGTGTTGCTTTCTTGTCAGAGATGAAAGGAATGCTTTCTATGTTTCCAAGTTGGACATTCAGAACACATTGTTTCACCTATGGAATTGTTGAGAAATCTTTTCAAGAATTTGATTCATCGCAAGATGATGCGGATAATGCAGTAAGGGGGATTAATTTAGGTTATTCAGGAGGAACTGATGTTCAAGAAACACTTGACTATTTCTCTGAAAGAGCTAAAATGAATCCTAATAAGTTCTTTATTGTGTTTACTGATGGTTATCTTGGAGGTTTCAAAGTTCCGGATAACATTAAACAAAGAGTAATTTGGATCATCACAACTGATGTAGAATTTAAAGCAGAGTGTTTAGCTGTTTGCTACTATAAATAGAGGAACATAAAATGATTTTACCAAAATGGAACAAAGATTTAGCAAACGATCTTCAACATTTAATGGGTTGTTTTGACAGAATTAATCTAAAAATTAATCCTGCTTTGCTTGCTCTATATTCTTACAAAACTAAGCAAAGTGTAACATTACCTAATGGTTACACTTTTAAAACACAATATAATCAGTGGGATGATAAACATTCTTTGTTTCTAATAAATACAAACAGTAGCTATCAAGAGCCGGACTTATATATGTTTCGAGTTCAAGAACAGGATGGTAGTGTCAAAGAATTTTCTATGGCTATTGGGCAAGACTTTTCTGATAAAGATTCAAACAGGATGTTGCCAACACCAGAAGAATACACATTGTTTTGCTTGGAACATAACATCCAAGATGCTCCACCATTAATTACGGAAAAATTTCTTGTCAATGAGATGTGCAATGTTGTAGAATCACTTGGAATTCCTAAAGATATTGTTGATAGTTGGAGAATGTAAAAATGAATCATAAATCTTTAACTTATACATTAGAGCATCGTCTTCGACTCTTAAAAGAAACTACTATTAAAACCTCTTTAAAACAAGCTATAATCAATTCTATAGCATTAGGCATAGGGTTGTATTCCTTATGCTCTTCAAATCAATCCTATGCTTCTGGAGAAGGTTTTAACAGGGATAAAAACACATTCAAACCTTATGTTGCATCTGTTTGTGAAGGATGGTCTAAAACTAAGACTTTAGTCGCTTGTACATTATATCATGAGTCTCGATCTGAATTTAAAGATACTCAATACAAAGTCCCACTTGCTATTGGCTTTGTTATCCTCAACAGAGGATATTATCAAGATAAAACCATTAAGCAAGTGATCACTCAACCATCACAATTTAGTTGGTATAATACAAAAGCAACAAGACCAATCAAAATAGATAACAAGATCGATGAAGAAAACTGGAAAGAAGCTAAACAATTAGCGGATGTTGTGATGAAAATCTCAACATTTCCAAGAGGAGTTCAGGAATATCTTGATCCAACTAAAGGTGCAGATCATTTTTGGACAAAAGGTGTTGACAAGAAGCAAACACAGATGTATGCTTTGTTATACAAGGTGAGTTTAGGTTCTTTTAAGTTTTATAAAAGTTAGTGAAATTAAGGAGATATAAAATGTATTGGAAAATAACATGTTACAACGGGACAGAGTGGGTAGCACCTTACCAAATGGATTTGACCGAAGCCTTGGAGTGTTTTTGGCACGATACTAAACTTACCCATTGGGATATCAAGACCATTGTAAATCTGCACTAAAAGGAAACAAATGATGCTTATAGATAAGCATGTGAGTAAAAGATAGGTAGATTTCACTGTTAATGATTTTGAAGGTAGATTGAAGGAGTTTGTAAATGAGTGATTACGATTTTTTATTAATGGTTCGTCAAACAATCATAAATCGCGCAGCAGAGGGTTTTTCTTACAGTTTGGATGCTGATTTTTTATCTAAACGTATTAAAGAAATTCCAGATGTTTTTTCTAAGTCGGAATGTTTTCGCAAGGTAGATCCGAACGAAATGACAAAAGAGCAACTTCTTGATCTTGGGTTTCAAAAATGGGACGAAGACTCAGGGCTTATGCTTATTCCGTTGTACATCTATCCATTTCTTAAAGACGAGATAATGTGTGGATCAATTTCAGACATTTGCTCACGGTTGATTAAAACATCTGAAATTGATCTAGATCACCGTTTCGGGTGTCTTGCATATGGGGTTTTTAAATGAACTCGGCAAATCCAAACTTCAAACAATGGTTTCAAAGCCAGGTAGACAAAATTAAACAGGACAAGGTGCAAGCAAAATGAAAAATTCTCTTTGAATCATAAAGTGAGTTTAGGTTCTTTCAGTTTTTACCAAAGTTAAGTAAATCAAGGAGATAGTAGATGGTAAATTTAGAGGATGTTAAAATTGGTGATGAAATTTTCTGGTATGATAATTTTGAAGAAATTAACAGTGGAGTGGTTCAAAGTTTTAAGCATACTGAATATTTACCCAGTGTATATCAAGGTGTTCAGCTAGAGAAATATTTTCTAAGTGAGTGCAAACTTCTAACTTGTTTCTCTTCTCTTGAAGATTGCAAAGAAGACTTTAAACACACATACGGAAAACATTTGAAAGAACTCTTAGATTCTGTTAAGAAACAAGAATCTTACTTGAAAGATCAGCTTTGGAGTCTGGAAGTCAACAGCGAGATTAGTATTGTGAAGGAAATAAACAATGCTTAAAGTTTTAAACTATAACCAAGAAAAACAACGATTTGAGTTGATTGAGACAGGCTATGAAACCATTGATGATGCTATTGATGCAGCAGACGATTGGCTTTACTCAAACACAAACCATATTCTGTTTGATGATAAACTAAGCACAACAGAAGAAATTGTTTCTGAATTGCATGAGCAGATGAAAGAAAAAGAGCTGAAAAAGATTGATGAAGCCGTTGAAAAATTGACTCAAATGAAGTATGCTGTTCGTGTATTCAGCAAAGATAGATAAAATAAACTTCTAACCCGCTCGCTGCGGGTTTATTTTTTATTCAAAATTTAACACTTAAGGTGTTGACTTCTACAACAAGATAAACTAAGATTGTTTCAGGTATTGAGAATTAATCTATTTTAGTCAGGAGATAAAACAATGAGTTTAGATGTAGATCTTTATATTAATGTTGATGTGGGAACGGATAAACCTCATCAAGTTTTGCTATACACTTTCAATATAACTCATAATCTTGCTAAAATGGCATATAAATGTGGTTTACATGACTATATGTGGGCAATAGGAGAGTTAGGTTTTAAACAGGCAAGTGAATTAATTGAAGGTTTAGAAGAAGGAATCAAAGAGTTAAAAGCTAGACCGGAGTTCTACTCTAAATATAACCCTAAGAATCACTGGGGAGATTATGAAGATTTAGTTAATACAGCTTCAGAATTTCTTGAAGCGTGCAAGTCTTTTCCAAAAGCTAACATTTCGGTATCAAGGTAAAGAAGAGAACAATGGCTAAGTTAATGTGGATGTCTTTTGACATGAAGATGTTTGAGAAGCGTTTAATTTGCATCCCTACGGGAGCAAGGAAACCTTCATTGTTCGCAAGCGACTGGAACTTCGTTCCACCAACTGTCAGGTTGACAAAATGCCCGCTTGCGGTGCTTAAAACCAATTTAAAGCACTTGTTTTGAATTGATAACCTAACCTAAGCAAGTGCATTGCTTAACTGAAAGAATTGATTGTAGGTGCTATAGATTTTGTTTAAGTGGGAGGATAAAGAATGAGCAACCCTATTGATGAGCTTTTATTAAAAATGGAAGATAAAGATTTTATGGAGAAAGTTCTTGTAAAGTTTTCTGAAAAACTAAAACAAGAACAAGAGTCAAAACAAATGTTGCTTTCTTCTGGTAAAGTTGAAAAATTCTGTGAACAAATTAAGTCACAGGGTGGTATTTTAGATAACGAAGAGGTGTGGTATTATTGGAACGAGGTAGATACTAGATTTAACTTCACAAAGAATGGTATAACACAAGAAGATTGTGGTCAAATATTAGATTTATTGTGCGATAATAAATTTATAATTCACGAAAATACTTACACCGATCCTGAAAACTCTTTTGAACACTACTACACAACACTTAAAGATTTTGGAATAGACCTATTTGTGATGTATGGACAAGGAACTTGTGTCCAAGTTGCAAGAAGTTTTAAAACTCAAGGCTAAAGCAATAGTTAATTCAATTAGATCCAAAGTTAAATTTAATGGAGACTAAAATAGAAAATGAATTATTATGAACTAACAATTAACATTCCTTATTTTTCAATACCAGATTGGTCTATTAGTGTCTGGTTAATAGTAGGCGGAATTGGAATAATGTTACAACAATTTAGCATTGCCTTAAAGGGTAATATACACGAATACAACAAAGTAGCCTTAACCTTGAAGGATTCTCCAATATTGGTCTTAGTTTATGTGTTGATGCTGGTATTTCCTCCACTTGCTTATTATGTAACTTATAAATATTGGAAGAAAAATAAATGACAAATTTGGAATATAAACTGTTATCTTGCTTATTTGACATCTAACAAATGTGTATTGGTGAGATAGCAATGAACTATAAGCTCGATGCTGAATACATCGGCAGAATGATTTCAGAAACAACAAGAATGAATGTCAGAGAATTAGAGGAGAAATTGAAACAACATGAACAAATTAAAATTTGAAACAAATAGTTTTGGAATCAGACGATGCATTATTAACACAAACAGCAGATGGTGTGATTATTCTATTTATGAATCGTTTGATAATTTACCAGATACAAACTCAACAAAAGTTTTAAGCGTATATACAAGAAAGTCAGATGATTTATATGGTGATAATGATTTTGTTCCAGAGTCATTTATCGTGGATTTGGATTTTGAAACAAAAGAATTCTATAGTATGGTTGAACAGGAGAAAGACCAAATCATTGTTTACTATTTCCCGATTAAAATGATGTTCGGTTTCAAGTAGAATTATATGAAAATTCATCCAGAAGATAAATTAGTAAAGCTTTTTAAGAAAGAAACAAATCTTCAATTTAAGATAGAGTGCTTGCAAGATGAGGAGGGAAGTTACCACAGAACAGACTATGCAGAAATGGAGCTGGAACTATACAATAAATTAGAGAAGTGCCAAGAAAAGATAATTAAGAATCTGGAAATAAGTTTAAAACTAAGGAGATAATTATGTGTTTAGAGTGCCCAGAGTGCGGGGAATTAATAGAAGATATTCATGACACTACTTACTCAAACATCACAACAAGTAGATGTATAGCAGGCGAACACACAGGAAATATTTATAAGTGTGAGAAATGCGAATCTGCGTGGATAGATAATTTCTTATCCGGTAAAATTGAACCTTGGAGTTATTAATGAAAGGATTATTGTGGGATCTACCTAAGCTGTTTGGTAATGAAGACATCATACAATGCGAGTGTGGTTTTGTTACGTACAAAGGAAGGGTTATATCTGTTGATACAAAAAGATTAATTGTTGAGTGGGAAGATGGAGATGTAGAATCTTATTTGGCAGGAGAACACACCTCTCTTATCAATTTAACAAAGATAAAAACCACATAACGCATTCTAAGAGCTTCTGGCTTAAAGGCATACTCACCTATAGGCTATGCTCTTAGAATGCCATACAGGAAGTTCTGAATTGATTCAGCAGAGCGGCAGGATAGATTAAATGCAGAGCAGAAGTTGATAAAAACAAGAATTGCAAGACACAAATTAATAAAATAGAAAAGGATAAATAATGAGGAAAGTTAATAAAAATAAAGGTTTACCAAAACCAACAACACAGACAAGATTCTTCAATGAGGAATTCAGAACAAAAGAAGAAAGGATTAAAAACTTATTTATTACAGATGGAACATACATCTATCTTAATAAAAATTTATCAAAAGATTATTTCTTAGATAAGCAGCATTATATTAGGTTCATTAAAGATTCAGATAAAAGATTAGATACAGAAAATAAAATCATTCTCGGAAATACTTATATCATATCTGAATGTTTATTTTATTTGGTTAATGGTTATATACCAGAAAGATTATTTATCGATGAGAATAAACATTACGATTCTAAATATTTATTAGATTTTCCTGATAAATATTTTTATAAGAACGGGGAGAGAATTAAAAGCCTTGAATATTTAAAAGAGTGTTTTGGATTAATAGAAGATAATGTTCTGTACCTAAAACAACGTCCTAAGTATCATTTTAGAAGCTACGAAGCTTGGAAAAGACACAATGCAACAGTAGAGAATAAGACAGAGTTTGATATTGATACCTTAAATACTGGAGGATATAAAACTATTAGTTTAAACGCAAGACCTTATGTACTCCACAGGATAAAATATCAACTATTTGTCAATAGAATATTAGATGATTCTGAAATTGTTGACCACATCGACAGGGATAAAACAAATAACAGCATTGATAATCTCCGAGTTGTTGATGCGTCTGTTAATGCTCAAAATAAGTCAATGCAGAACGTAAACAAAACATCAAAATATAAAGGCGTTTATTTGGATAAATCAAAAGATATATTTATAAGTAAGATAATGTTCAGAGGCGAGAGTGTATTCTTAGGCAGTTTTATTTTTGACAAAGATGCCGCTTTAGCTTATGACGCTTTTGTAGTAGCTAATAATCTGGAACATGCTACCAACAAAGAATTAGGTTTATTGTAAAACAAACAAAAACTGGGCTAAAGTCGATCTTAATCTGTTCCGTTTTTGTTTTAAAAATTTAATCAGGCCTAAAGTTAAGTTTAATGTCAAAGGATCTTGAAAATAAAATTTCGGGCTAGAACTAAAGCGATCTTTCACCCTGACCGTTCGAGTTTCAAAATTTTTATAGAAAAAGAAAATCACTGAAATGGATTAAGCATCCCTACGGGAGTGAATGAAATTCACCCGCTTGTGGTGCCTGATTTGAAGATGAGAATGATTCTCATTTAGAAATTAAAAAAAAAATAGCGGGCAGGGTTGGTGATCCCTCCCGTTGGTCATCTGACTCGCGGCTTTACGGCTCCGCCTTTCTTTCCAG